CATGTAAATACTTCTTTCACGAGGAAGCAGGTATTGCTCCTAAAATGGATACAACATTTGAGTATATCCGTCCTGCTATGAAATCTGGTTTCATGACTACAGGTATGTTCATTGCAGCAGGATCTGTCGGTGACTTGTCGCAATGTGATCCCCTAAAAAAGATGATTACTCGCCCAGATGCAAATGACATATTTTCAGTGGAATCAGATCTAATAGATGAGACCGGTGTTATAGGAAGAACGGGATTGTTTATTCCTGAGCAATGGTCTATGCCACCCTACATTGACGAGTTTGGTAATTCTAAAGTAGAGGAGGCTCTTAAAGCACTAGATGAACAATTCGCAGAATGGAAACGAGAATTGGATCCTCAAGAGTATCAGTTACGTATCTCACAGCACCCTAGAAACATTAAGGAAGCATTTGACTTTAGAACGGTATCTGCGTTTCCTCAACATTTGGTAACCGCGCAGATGCGTCGTATAGAAGATAAGATGTATGCGTATGAGTTCTTAGACATTTACAGAGGGACTGATGGAAATCCAACTGTAGCCGATACAAATAAATTACCCATTAGAGAGTTTCCTATTACTAAAGATACTGAAGATAAAACCGGAGTACTTGTTGTATGGGAAAGACCGGTAAAGAATCCTGAGTTCGGAATGTACTATGCAAGCATTGACCCTGTGTCAGAAGGTAAAACAACTACATCTGAATCATTGTGTTCAATATATGTGTACAAAACACCTGTTGAAGTAACCAAAAATGATGGTGAAAAGGTGGAGACATTTATAGAGCAAGATAAAATTGTGGCGGCATGGTGTGGACGTTTTGACGACATCAATAAGACTCACGAGAGATTAGAACTAATAATAGAATGGTATAATGCCTGGACTATTGTGGAAAATAACATTAGCCAGTTCATTAACCACATGATTAATAGAAAGAAGCAAAAGTATTTGGTACCTAGGTCTCAGATCCTATTCCTAAAAGATATAGGTGCTAATGCTAATGTATTCCAGGAATACGGATGGCGTAATACAGGTACTTTGTTTAAAAGTCATATGATAAGTTATGCTATTGAATTCCTTAGAGAAGAACTACATGAGGAAACAACTGCTGATGGTAAAGTAGTTAAGACTACCTTTGGTATCGAACGTATACCAGACATAATGTTATTAAAAGAAATGCAAGCATATCGTGATGGCGTCAACGTCGATAGATTGGTATCGTTTGCAGCATTAGTTGCTTTTGCTAAAGTGCAACAGGCAAATAGGGGTTATAAAAAGCGCTATGAGCAAACTGGACTAGCAAAAAACTTGGATAACTCTAATAAATTCAGTAAATTAAATATGAGCCCTTTTCGTCACATTGGCGGTAGTGGCCCTAAAGGTGATACAATGAGATTACCTCGAAACCCGTTTAAAAATTTAAGATAGTATGCAGATATATAATGCGATGCAGATTAAGGCAGGTGCCAAGGTAGAGTACAACAAGATGGGTACTCTTAACCAGCCTATTCAGTTTATTCCTAGAGAAAAGAAGGATAATGACTGGGCCACCTGGAATCTTGACTGGTTAGAGTGGAAAGGTCTCCAACATGTACGTCGTAATGCGCGACGTCTTATGAAGAACTATAAACTTGCTAAGGGTATTATAGATAAAGGCGACTATATCATTGAAGAGGATAATGAGTACGCGGATCTAATTGAGACGCTAACTAAGGAAGATGCATCTGCATTAGAACTTAAGTTTTATCCTATTATCCCTAATGTTGTTAATACACTTGTTGCAGAATTTGCAAAACGTTCTAGCGCTATAACCTATCGATCAGTAGATGAAACATCTTATAACGAGATGATGGAGTTAAAGCGTACTCAAATTGAAGAATCTTTAGTTAAGGCTGCAGAACAACAATTAATGATGAAACTCGCAGAGGACGGTGTAGATACCCAATCTGAGGAGTATCAAAAAGCATTATCTCCAGAGAATGTTAAATCATTACCTGAGATTCAAGACTTTTTTACTAAGTCATATAAGTCATTAGTAGAACAATGGGCGTCTCACCAACATCAGGTAGACGTAGAGCGTTTTAAAATGGATGAGTTAGAAGAACGCGCATTCCGTGATATGTTAATCACTGACCGCGAGTTCTGGCATTTCCGCATGTTGGAAGACGATTATGATGTAGAATTATGGAATCCGGTTCTTACATTCTACCATAAATCTCCTGACGCACGCTATATTTCTCAAGGACAGTGGGTAGGTAAATACGATATGATGACTGTTGCCGATGTTGTTGACCGCTACGGATGGTTAATGACTGAGGAACAAATGGAAACATTAGAGCAAATCTATCCTGTACGTTCTGCAGGTTATCCTATTCAAGGTTATCAAAACGACGGTAGCTACTATGACGGTACTAAGTCTCACGACTGGAATACCAATATGCCATCTTTAGGATACCGTCAGTATACTTCTATGTGGGATAACACTCTACGCGGAGGAGACATTGTTAACTGGATTCTTTCAGATAGCGAGGACTGGTTCGATATGGGTATGACCAACTTATTGCGTGTAACTACAGTTTACTGGAAGTCTCAACGTAAAGTAGGTCATTTAACTAAGATCGATGATATGGGTGAAGTAACTACCGATATCGTAGATGAATCATATAAGGTTACTGATAAACCGTTATATAATACAGATCTATTTAAAAATAAGTCTAAGGATAACTTGTTATTTGGAGAACACATTGACTGGATTTGGATTAACGAAGTATGGGGAGGCGTTAAGATTGGTCCTAACCACCCAACATATTGGGGAACAAATAACCCTGGCGGTATCAATCCTATTTACGTAGGTATTAATACTAACAACATTGGACCACTTAAGTTTCAATTTAAAGGTGACGATTCATTATACGGCTGTAAGTTACCTGTAGAAGGTTCAGTATTCTCTGACCGTAATACAAGATCTACTTCTTTAGTAGACATGATGAAACCATTCCAAATTGGTTATAATATCACAAATAACCAGATTGCAGACATCCTTGTAGACGAATTAGGAACCGTCATCTTACTGGATCAGAATGCTTTACCTAGACACTCATTAGGAGAAGACTGGGGAAAGAACAACTTAGCAAAGGCATATGTAGCAATGAAGAACTTCCAAATGTTACCATTGGATACTTCTATTACTAATACAGAGAATGCACTTGCTTTCCAACACTATCAAAAATTAGATCTTGAACAAACTAACCGTTTGATGTCACGTATCCAGTTAGCTAATTACTTTAAGCAACAAGCGTTTGAAGTAATTGGTATTACTCCGCAACGTCTAGGACAACAAATTGGACAACAAACGGCTACGGGTATCGAACAGTCATTGAATGCGTCTTATGCGCAAACAGAGACTTACTTTATCCAACACTGTGATTATTTAATGCCGCGTGTGCATTCAATGCGTACGGATCTTGCACAGTACTATAACTCTACGAAACCATCTGTTAGACTACAGTATATTACAACTGCCGATGAAAGGAAAAACTTCGAGATTAACGGTACTGATTTATTGCTTAGAGATCTTAACATTTTTTGTACTACTAAAGCTAATCACCGCGCCGTATTGGAACAACTTAAACAAATGGCGGTGTCTAATAACACTTCTGGTGCTTCCATATATGATCTCGGCAATATCCTTATGGCTGATTCAATTCCTGATGTTACTCAAATCCTTAAGAAGACTGAGGCTAAGGCGCAACAACAACGTCAACAGGAAATGCAACAACAGCAACAAATGCAGGAGCAAATGATCCAGGCTAAACAGGAAGAAGCAAGAATGAAGATGGAGTTTGAAGCAGCAGAAAACGAGAAGGATAGAGAGAACCGCATATACGAGGCGCAAATACGTTCGGCAGGATTTGGTGCTACTGTAGATATTAATCAAAACCAACAAAGTGATTACACTGATGCATTGAAAGAGATTAATAGAACACAGGCGCAAAACGATAATATCGCATTACAACGTGAGAAAAACGTTAACCAAATGGCAGAGCATCAAGATAAAATAGGTATTGAAAGAGAAAAACTAGATGCTCAGATGCGTATTGCACAAACCCAATTAGAGATTGCGCGTGAAAATAAGAACAAATTTGACAAGAAGAGTTCTGAAAAGAATAAGAAAAAGTAATCGTTTTGCTATACAATCAACTTTATTTTTTTTAAGATATCAATTTTTAAAGTTTAAACTATAGATTTGTTTATCTTAATAGTGTAGAGAACTAAAAAACCAACAATATGTCTACAACAAACACAAACACTGAAACAACTACTATTGAACAAGTAGATGTTAACCTAGATGAACTTCTAGGTACACCGGGGGCAGAAAACGTTATGCTCCCTGAGGAGGAAAAGAAACCGAGTATATTCTCGGATAATAGACCGGACCTCTCCTTTGTTGACAAAGAATCAGATGAAGAAGGCGCTGATTCAAACGCAGAAAAAGTTTCAATAGATGACATTATCGAAGATGTTAATCCTGATGCTGACTTTAGAAAAAAGGAATCTACAGAAGATGAACCTGAAAAATCTAATGCCGGACGTCGCAAGATTGACAAAAGCGGAATGTCAGAAGTTATAAACAAACTTATTGAATCTGGTAAAATCGTTCCGTTTGATGACGATAAACCTCTTGAAGAGTATTCGGTAAAAGACTATGAAGAGTTACTTGAAGCAAACTTTGCAGAAATTGAAAACAAAGTAAGACAAGAAACTCCAGTAGAATTTTTTGAATCACTTCCTGAAGAACTACAATATGCTGCAAAATATGTAGCAGACGGTGGTCAAGACTTAAAAGGATTATTCCAAGTTCTTGCGCAAGCAGAAGAAGTTCGTGAATTAGATCCTTCTACAGAAAGAGGTCAAGAGCAAATTGTACGTGAGTATTTACGTGCAACTAACTTTGGAACTGCAGATGAGATTGAAGAAGAAATCGACGGTTGGAGAGACCGTGGTGATCTTGAATCAAAAGCAAACAAGTTTAAACCAAAGTTGGACAAGATGCAGGAATCAATTGTTGCGCAAAAGGTTGCTAGACAAGAGCAAATGAAGGCACAACAACAGGCGGCTGCACAAGCATACATGGAAAATGTATACAATACAGTTGCTGCTGCAGACATCAACGGAATCAAGTTAGATAAACGTACACAGAATTTAATTTATTCTGGACTTGTACAACCACAGTATCCATCTATATCAGGTAAGTCTACCAATTTATTGGGACACCTGTTAGAGAAATATCAGTATGTTGAACCTAACTACCCACTAATTGCAGAAGCATTATGGCTTCTTGCGGACCCAGACGGATACCGTTCTAAAGTAAAAGAACAAGGTAAGGCGGCACAAGTAGAGAAAACTGTACGCCAATTAAAGACTGAACAAGCAAGAATGGCAACAAGTGCTCCGGTAATTGAAAAAGAAGAAACCGTGCAAAGAAAGATCCCACGCAGTGGTAATTTCTTCAAACGATAATATAAATTAACCCTTAATAAACAAAAACAAAAATGGCAACTTTCAACTCAGGAACTCCCGTTTTAAATAACGGTATATTCCTTCGTGACACGAACTACGCTGCTAGTTCACACGTTGATTCTTACCACTTAGTTAACATGCTTAAGAATGCTGAGCCTATGGATTTAGGACCAGTAGATCTTTGGGCAATGGCGCAAAAGGTAGAAATGCCTTTGTACCAAATGTCTAGCTTTGGTGGAAAGAACGTAATTAATGTTGACAATGCTCGTGGAGAGTACAAATGGCAAACACCAGTTGTACAAGATCTTCCTTACATTGTTAACTCTGAAGACATGGCCCAAGGTACTGTGGGTCTTGACGGAACAACTTTCCGTATCAAATTGTCTCGTCGTGAATTTGGACATGGTGATATCATCACTTATGACAAATACAACGGATTCGAGATGTACATCACTGCAGATGATATCATTCCATTAGGAGATGGTTTCGTTTACACTGTACAACTAGTTAACAACGACACTGGAAACGGTATCGATGCTGACTTGTATTTGGTATCAGGAACTAAGATCTTCCGTAAAGGTTCTGCACGTGGTGAGTACGGAGAGCGTTTCTCTGACATCATCACTGCTACTGGTTTCCGTGAATTCTACAACTTCGTAGGTGGAGCAGAAGCACACGTACACTATTCTGTATCTTCTCGCGCAGACCTTATGCTTAAAGGCGGTTTGAACGCAGACGGTACAGTTCCAGTAACTGAGATCTGGCGTAACTTCGACAAGAACATTGATCC